CCTGCCGTTCAGCGTTGTCCGAAGGTGCCCTGCTCCGCGGCGCCAACTGGAACAATGGCACGAACGCCGGCGTGTTCGCCGCCAATTTGAACAATGGGCCGTCGAACGTCAACAGCAACGTGGGCTTCCGCTGCGCCTTGTCGTTCGCCCGGCGGCCGTGAGACTTGGGAGTTTGCTGTCTGCGTGAGGGAAGTCTTTTCAGCGATGAGAAGACCACGCTGAGCCTTCTGATGTTTGTCCCAAGGCACTTCGAGCCTGGCACCTGTGGCTGACCGAGCTGGGGGTGGGAAACCGCTCCCAGCTCGGGGTCCGAATCGATGTCAAGTACGACGCTCTATTCGTCCAGAAAATGTTTTTCAATCCACGCCGAGGCATCGCTGACGTCCGCCTCCCGAGCCCATCGCATCAGCTCATCCAGACGCTCCGCGTCGTCGGTAGCTATGCGGCTGGGCATCGCGTTGTCGAAGCGAAAATAGGCTTTGCTGACGATGTCACGGCCACCGTCACGAGAAACTCGCCCATGCGGCACGGACCTGTCAGCTCCCAAAGAACTTCGGCGGTAGATACGGAAAAACACCATGAATCATGACGTCAGCCGAACTGTACGAATAAAGAATTACGTCGCCCTGAGCTGCGCCGGTCGATGCGATCGTCTTCACGCGGTACGCCTTGTCCGCAGTCAGCGGCGCTGCCTCGGGATAACGCGCAAGCTCCTCGATTGCCGCGAGGACGTGCTCACGATAGCGGCGCCTGGTCTCTAACGGAAACGGCTGAAAGGCACCCATCGCACGGGCACGGCCACGAAATCGCCGTCGCGCACCTTCGGAGGCCCACCGCCATGGCAAGGCGGCACGCTCAGTCACGGTCTTCAGCCTCCAGCGCGTCGAGCTCGGCATCTTCCTGTTCGGCCGCGGCGAGCTCCTCAGCTGATGTCGTAGTCGGCAGGGGCTCCTGATGCTCGAAGAGCTGCCAGAAGGTCAGCAGCTCCAAGTAGCGTTCTTCGGTCACAACAACCTTGATGGGGTGACCGCGGTGAACGATGCGCAGGGCTTTGTCGTCTGTCACGTCGCCGAGAAGGGCGTTACCTTCGGGGCTTCGTACTTTGCTCACTGTAACGGTGCCGGCAAAAAGCGGCTGTTGGCTACGCGCTTTGGCGGCCGGAACCGTAGGCTCTTTGGCGGGAGCCGGTTGGCGGTCTGGTCTCATAACGTCCTTTGCCTTTCAGGATCTGTTTAAAGATCCATTTTCAGATCCTAAAGCTTATCGGCGTCTTTGTCCAGAAGCTTGAGCAGGCAATATGTAACGATTATTATTAAAATAAATGGTCCATCGCTACAGGCACAGCCCTTAAAAGCTCAGAGCCCAGCTCATAACCGCGGGAGCGCTCAAACCCTCGGCGCCTTCTCGACGCTCTGGCTCTTCTCGTGCTGGGCCGGCTCGGTTTCTTCGGTCGCCCGGTCGCTAGCGCGCCAGTGGTCTTCGAGCTTTTGCCATGCCAAGGCAAAGCCGTTTCGCGTGTCTCTGCTGCTTCGCGGTCTGCAAAGCTTCGTCGAGCGAGTGCGATGCGCCGACCATGCCCGCGAGATAGCCGTGGAGTTTGAGCCGACGATTTAGAGGCAAAGCCATGGTCGTCAGCCTAGGTATTTTTCCTCGAGCCACGACACTGCTGCGGTGAGATCGACACTTTGAGCCCACCGCATGAGGTCGGCTAGCGCGGCCGACTCATCTGTTCCGACGCGGCGCGGAAGCATCTCATCAAAGCGAAAATAGGCCTTTTCGCCGAGAATCTGTTGGCACTGGTAGTCGGCTATCCCGACGTTGGCGTCGATCATCAGGCTTGTCATCGGCTGAGCCCATTGGGCAAAGCCCCAGTCCAGGGTCTTGCCGGAGATCCACTGCGGGCTCCTCCCGGTTGAGAGCGAGAAGACGCGCAGCGAGCCGAGGTCCTGACGGCCGACGTCCGGGTTGATGGCAAGCGCTACGGCCGCCATCGCCGGATTGTTGCACCCGACCCCGCCGTCGACATAGCCCTGGTAGCTTGGAAAGTAGGTCGGCGCCGCGCTCGATCGCAAGGCTACGTCGATTGTCCGTTCCGCCCCGTCTGAATCGGCCCCGGGGTAGTTGTGGAAGAACTTCATTTTCCAGGTCCGAGGCGAGCCCTCGTTGTCGAGGTCGAAGCTTGGAACGAGCACGCGCCGCTTCAAGCCCGAGAGCAGCCCTTCGCCGAAGATCCGCTCGAGGACCCGCTTGAGGTAGCCCTGGTCATAGTCAGCGCCGATGACCTTGCCCATGTCTTGGAGGTTGTCGCACCAGGAGTCGTCAAAGACCTTGGCCCCATGCTTTTCGAAGAACGTGACAAGCTCGCTGGCCCCCATCCCCGAGGCCAGCGCCATGGCGCTGATCGCACCGATCGAGGTCCCCGCAAAAAGACGCACCGAGGGCAAGAACGCCGGCACTGCTTCCGCCAGCCGAGCCAGTATCACGGCTTGATAGGCGCCACGGATTCCGCCCCCATCAAGCGACAGGATCCGGTAGGGCCGCATTCTCGGCTCAAGACGCATCATCTCACCGATGGTTATGGTTTGTTCATCGCTAGTGCTTCACACCTGCCGGGATCGATCTTGCCCTCCCCAAGCCTCAGGCCGACTCCAGCGCGACATGAAATAGGCGCCGCATCCAGCCACGCCCGAAGGTCTTGAACGTCGCAAGCCCTGCGTAGCGTTCGGCACGCGCAGCCATGAAGTCGACAACAAGCTTTTGGGGGTCGGCTTTCGCGGCAGCGCCAAGCGTTAGAGCCCCTATGACGCCGTCGACTGTGACGCCCAAGGCCTTCTGCAAGATGCGGATGGCAGGCTTCACCCCTTGATTGATCGCCGCGTCGAACACTGCCAGACGCAGCTCAGCTGGCAGCTCGCTGCAGCGCGCCGCATCCCAAAAGTCACGCCGGTAGATGGCGCGGGCCTCGTCGGGGGTCAGATCAAGGATCCCCTGCCGGCCAAGCTTGGGGTAGGCCGCAAGCGAGATGCCGTAGTTTGTCAGTCCGCCTGGGTCGCGCGGATCGTCAACCAGCCCGCCTTCCAGCTCCAAAATGATCGAGACGGCCTTGCGAAACTGCACTGCGCCGAGCCTCCGAGAGCCAACGATTTCGTGTGATCTCCAAGATTTTGGAACATTCCTTGCTCCTTGTCTCGTCGGCGGTCGTGGGTTATCCCCGAACCCTAGAAAAATCAGGGAAGTAAGCTGACAAGACAGGGAGCAGTGTCATGCGTTTCGACATCAACGAGATGTTCCAAAACATCTGGAAGGCAGTCCCAGCCGGAATCGGTATCGGTGCTGGAATGAAGATCTTCAATTGGGTCTACGCCGTCATCGACAAGCTCATCTAGGCTCACCGTCCTCGAGAGCCCATTCTCGGCCCGCCACGCCGCAAGCTTCTCGCCGTAGGTCTTCCGCCCGCCAAGCACCAGTCCAGACTGCAAGACGTCGGTGCAAGACTCGATTGCGTCGCGATAAGCGAGCTGCCGTCCGCTGTGAGGCGTGTAGACCCTGAGCTGTGCGCCCTGGTACTCAAGCTTTCCGGATAGAAACGCCAGCGCCGCCTGCGCCCGGTAGTGCCGCTTGGTGAAGCACGCCACCAGCCGGCTTCCCTCGAAAAGACCGACCCGCTGCCGCCAGCGAATCGCTGCCAGCGAAACCTCCCGAGCCGTACTGCCGAAGAGCCCTTGAGCCTTGCCGCTCGGCTCATCAGCGGCCGCCTCTGTGGCTGCGACATCTTCGCCGAAGCCTTCTTGCAGAAGGCTTTGAAGACAAGGCGCCACAAGAGCGAGCTTAGGCAGAGTCGCCTCTCGCAGAGCCTCCTTCTGGATCAAACCCTCCGTCCCCCCGGGGGTAAACCCCCTTCTTAAGAATGTTCCGCCAGTAAAAGGTAAGTCGTCTGTCAGCCACTCAGGAAGGCTGCGATCCGAAAAACGGCCCGCCATGTGGGGGAGGTTGCGATAGATCGCTTTCACGATCGAACGGGCCTGACGGCAGTTGCGCGAATACTCGCAGCCGGGAAGTGCGGCCATGCGCAGCTGAACCTTGGCCTGAGCCTCTTCCCGAGAGTAGCCATGCCACTTGTAGGCTAGCGCAAGCGAAGTCAGCCAGGCGTTGCGCTCCCCGTCTTCGACCAGCTCGGGTCTTTTGATCGAACCGACTGAGCAGAGAAGCCTGCCGCGAGCCCCCCCCCCCCCCCGCTCCTCTCGCGCCAAAAGCTCCTCAGCGCGAGGAAGAAGCCTCTGCACGCTGCCGCTAAGAGGAATCGAAAGCCGCCAGCCGGCCTCGATGTACTCCACACGAAGCCAGGACGGAGGGGAGTTCAGAAACCGGCGCAGAAATTTATCGGAAAGCCCCGTCAGCTTCTGCAGCTGAACCGTCGAGGCCCAGAGAGCCTCGCCCGACAAGAAGCTCGCCTCTGGGAGGCCTTTCTGGCCATCCTTGGCCCCGAGAAGCCAGGCCACCAGGCGGGCAAGCCCTCCCTCGGCGCGAGCATCGTTATAGATCCGCTCCTGCCGCCGCTCGCAGGCCTCGAGCTCGTTCAAGTAGCGGTGAAGGTTGCGCAGCACGGGCTCGCGGCCCTGCTCGGCGCGGCGCTGAGCCAGGCGGTTCTCGTAGAGACAGCGCTCCGGATTCAGAAAGTTCGGAAAGTCGCGAACCACCCCACGAGCCCCGGGATCAGCGCCAAGCCCCAGGCGGCTCAGCAGAGCGACAAGCCGGCTCTGGAGGTTGAGGGCCACCTGCTGGTTTTTCTCGGTCGACTTCCGGATGGGCAGAGGATTGATCGCGAGAAGAACAGCAAGCCCTTTGCCCCCGCTGCTCCGGATCACATGCGAGATCTGAGAGAAGACCTTGCCGTGCGTCTCGGCCAGGTGGGCGCTGATTTTTGGCCAATCAAGCCTGCCGGCAGAGTCGAGCCACTTAGGCTGAGCCCGGTGGGAGTCCAGGTCGAAAACGATCCCGTAAACAGTCTCCGAGCCGTCGCTGTTCCGGTAGGCCGTGCGGATCAGATCGGGGTAGCGGCCGGCCCAGTCTGGGGGAGCCCGACGAAGGGCAAGCCGCTCTCCCTTGCTGTCAGTGTGCCAGAAGCGAAATTGATAACGCCCAGACGGCGTCTCGTAAGTGTTTTCAGCAGCAGCAACCATCCCATCAACTCCCCAACCGGCAGCAACACCCCTGGCCCCTGGCAAAGGCCAGCGGCATGGAACAAAAAGATCCCTAGAGGGGGTTGCGAGGAGCCAACCGGGAGAGCTATCGTGGGAGTTGCAGGTGTCCCGCGATTTTTCGTCTCTTGGTGGTTGGCTCTTCGCTTCCCTCGTGAGGAAAGCGGAACTGTCAGACTTCCTTATCTGGGCGTGTGGTCCTCCAAAGCGGAGGATCTTACACGCCGGATAAGCCCGTGCGCAAAACTGATGTTGAGAAACATCAGCGCAGCACGCATCAGTGCCTCCACCGTGTAGAGGCGCTCGCTAGCTTGGACGCTGGCACTTTCCTGTGAGCGAATGCGCGCAGCTTGCGAGCGAGCAGAGTTCTCGCCGAGAAGCCGAAGGGTCGCCTCGCGGCGAGTGACATGCTCTTTCGGCAGCGTCTCCAGGAGAGCTTCGAGGTGGTGCCTCTCCTTGCGAAGGTCCTCGACTTCAGCGCTTGAGTTTGTAGCAGCCGCCAGCGCCTGCAAGGCGTCGTTTTTGACGCCTGCATGAAGCACCAGCAGCGAAAGAGCGACTAAGAGCAGCGCGCCGCCGCGCGAGACCAAAAACTGGACAAGCCCTGTCGGCCGATAAACCGAAAGGCCGACGATTCCAACCTCCAGCAGAATCGCCTTCAGCCAGCCTTCCCAGGTCTCACCGAAAACCGTCACCGATGACCTGACGAGCAGAGTCGATGCGCCGAGAACGACTACGGCGCAGACGGCAACCTGCAGGGCATCTGCCGCGTGGCTTTTCTGCGAGATCCGATTTCCGGCAGCGCAGGTTTTCGGCGCCACCAGCTCGCCGGCTGGCTGGACGGCGCGGCGCGACACAACTTCTGGTGCGAGACTGGCTTTCGTCTCGTCAGGTCTTCTGCTCTCTACAGGTTCATCCCGGCTGATCTTCTGCTCGGGAGCCGGTGCCAAGGACAGGATCTGACTTCTCACACTGGCCCGACGGTGCGCCTCTTCTGCCGGATACCCTTTGGCCTGCCAGTAAGCGACACGTTGCCGAAATGCCTTGTTTTGACGCATCGCCACATCTATGGAACGCTGTCCCATTGGCATCTCCTTCCTACTTAAGGTGATGTCGCGTCGTCCCCAATGAGAGGGCGACAATCGGCACGTTGTGTTGCTAGCACAACGTGCCGAACTCATTTTAGGAGCGTGCTCCTGATCAAAAGTTCTGTTTTGAATCTTACGACAGCAGCCACGTTTCCACAACAGAGAATCCCAAAAAATACCAACCAAAACAAAGGCCTAAGGTTCACTTGGTAGGAGCCTACGCGATAGGAGCCTGCGCAATAGGAGCCTACGCAATAGGAGCCTGTGCAATAGGAGCCTGCGCAATAGGAGCCTACGCAATAGGAGCCTACGCAATAGGAGCCTGCGCGATAGGAGCCTACGCGATAGGAGCCTACGCGATAGGAGCCTACGCAATAGGAGCCTGCGCGATAGGAGCCTACGCGATAGGAGCCTACGCGATAGGAGCCTACGCGATAGGAGCCTACGCGATAGGAGCCTACGCGATAGGAGCCTACGCGATAGGAGCCTACAAACTAGGACTTAGTTGTAATTACTTGGCTATTCCAAGGATCGCGCAGAAAAAAGTAGGTGCCTGCCTGATTCTTTCGGCGCCCCAAATTGCCCACAACATGCACAGTGAACATGCCGTACTGCTCGCCGAGCTTTCGATACTTCGTGAACGTAGCGCGAGCTCTCTCTCCAAGAGCGTCCACGAGCATCTTTTTCGTGCAAAAAACTCTGCCGCAACCGGTACGGGCCGCCTCAGCATACAGAAAGCGATAAAAATGAAAAAAACGCTCCTGTGAGCGAGGCAAGCCTCCTAATGCGGGATCAAACCAATATCTCGCCAAAAATCGCTCGTCCCTCGTGAGGTCAATCCTCAGAGGTACCTCAGGCAACAATGATGACTTACCAACAGTCACGGGCGGCGCACGCCGTGAAACTTGAGATGTCGCTCCCTGAATCGATTTTTTAGCTTCAACGGCAGGAGACTCAACTTGGCTCCCGCTCTCTAGGGTGGGAAGAGCCTGGCTTTGTTCCTCCGCATTGATATCGGACGAAGCTGTCTCTGGTGCCTGCGACGGATCCGTCTCATCCTCAGGATTGCTCGACCCATACAGCTTTTCATATGCTCGAGGAGTTAGGCGTGCAGGCGGCTTGCGCGTAGAAGCGAAGGGATTTCCCTTAATGGCCATATTACTTCTCCGCCTTCAAGATCCTGCTCCAAACTTCCTTCACGAGATCATAGTAATCTCGCGCAAGATCACTCTTCGGATCATACTCTGGAGCTGACTGCCGCATCGTGAGCGCCTCTTGACCACGCACAGCGCGACGAATCGCTGTATGAGTAACTAGACCTGGATGCTGTGTGAGATATGCTCCATAGATTTGCGAGCTAAGCTTGTTTTTCTCGAGAAGAGTGGGAACCAAAATGACGTTATCCCACTCGATATGCATGTCCTTCTGGAAGTCGAGAGTCGTCGAAAGATTCGTCGAAAGAGCCTGATAACTTCCAAGATCACACCCTATAGGTGAAATCACGACATTAGCCGCAGTGAGAGCATTCTCGATCAGGAGATTCCAGTTAGGGCTGTTATCAAAAATGATCACTTGATAGTCGTTCGCGAGGGGAGCGATCACCTGTTCTTTGAGGACGAACTCACGGCGCTTCGTATCACGGATAAATTTTTCTAGAGGACCTAGACCAGGTGTCTCCGGAATAATATCGAGCGTAGGCAATGGAGTTTCGCGAATCACCTTCTTTAGCGGCGCCTTCCCAAGCAAAACATCCGCCAGTCCCTTGTACGCCGTAACTTCCTCTAGAGACTCGATTGCAATTGGATTCAGAGCTAGATCCGTCACCGTTCCCTGGATATCCAGGCCAATGATCAGAGTTTTGATGCCGTGTAAGGCCAAGAGGCGACCCAACGAGTAGCTCAGCGTGCTTTTGAGCACTCCTCCTTTCGCGGTATATACGCAAATCACCCGCAGAGACTTCGGCGGCTCAAGAAAACCGTACTTAGCTCCGATCGCTGGCACCTGTGCAAGCGTCCACTGCCGCACCTCTATCCGGCCGCGATGAACGCGCCGCGCCTTGGGAATGTGCCCTGCTTTCTCCGCGGCAATGAGCGTATTAGGAGCAACCGAATTCATCTGAAACAGCTTGTGCAGGTCAGTGCTAGTGAATAGGTCCTTTTCGAGCATGATTCACACACCGCCATTGTAGGTATTTTTTGTCTTTGATTCGATCAAACCTACAATGACATATCCAGCCGCAGCTGTAAAGAAAGTGCCTAAGGGGATACTGAGCCCAATCTCTGCTCCGCAGCGTGCTAGACTGAGGCGCTTTCAGTAACTCGTCACAGGTCAGGCCATGGTTACCAAGGTCACCATCGCACGCGCCGTCTACACGCTGGAGACGTCGGCTCCAGCCCGCAGGCTTCCGGCGGCCCTTATACTAACCATTCTCGTCATCGCTGTTGGTCTGGCAGCCTTTCGCATGCGAGGCTGACGACGTAGGCCTCCTCGGGCGCCACGGTGTGAGTGGCAGATGTCACGCTCCAAAGGCCATCGACTGCCGCGCGAAACCCCGAAAGCCTGAGCCTGGAGTCCGCACAGATCCTTGCCTCGCCTTCCAGCTCGAGCCTTCCCGTGACGCCTTGCCTCTCGGCAAGAGCAAGCTTGGCCGCGGCCGCCTGCTCGGCCTTCTCGCGAGAAGAAAACACCTCGCGAAAGCGAAAGACGGGCTTTCCGCTGCCGATGACCACCTTCTCGCTTTGCGCCGTATGAAGGTCAAAGGCCTCGGCCTCAACCGATGCATAGAGCGGCCGACTCACAAAATCAAAGTCCCAGGAAAGAACCTTTCCGCCGAGCGCTGCGACGTCGACAACCGGAAGTGACTCGCCCGAGACGCTCTCTCCCGCCCCCTGGGGAAGAACCAGCACCGTGTCGCCTTGGAGCTTGAGCAAGAGGGCGTGCTCATCAGCAAGCCGAGAGAGGAAATGGACGGCCGATTCGTTTCTCTGGGAGACCTCCGTTACCCTCACGCGGGAAAGCGCGGCGGCGGCCTTCACCTTGAGCCCATAGATGCGGCCGAGCTCGTCCAAAACCCCCTTGAGGTCTCCTGCCGTATAAAGCCTGGAGGAGACGGTTTTTAAGTCTTTTAGGGTGTCAAAGCCCTTGCCGGTAAGCCGCATGACGCCGCGGCTTGAGACCGACACTTCGTCGACAAAAAAGCTTCCCATGGGGGTGAGGCTCTCCCCCCAGCCAAGCGCCACGCTGAGGAGGTGGCCGCGCTCAGGGACAGCAAGCCTGCCGTCTGAGTCGTCAAAGGAGAGTTCGAGTTGATCGGCGAGCAGACCACGCTCGTCTTTGAGAACAAGCCGCTTGAGCCTCTCGCGGTAGACCCCCTTTTTCTCCTCGCCGTCGATTGTGAGGGAAACCCCCGGCTTTAGTCCCAAAGCGAGATCTCTCTTCGCTCGGGCCTGGCGCTGCGCGGGGGGCTTGGAAGAAGGATCTCGACCCCCTCAGGCAAGACGGCTGTAAGCTCGGGAAGGTGCGGGTTCAGCTCGAGCACCTCTTCGACGACGCCGGCGGTCTTGCCAAAGACCTGGTGGCAGATGAGGTCTAGCACCTCGCCCCCTCGCGTCAGGTAGATCATAGGGCTTTGGCCTGACTGGCAGCGTCATCGACTCTCACGCTTTTTAGGGAAATCCGAAAGGCAACCTTGCGCGCCTTGCCGTCACCGCGAAAGCTCGACAGCTCCTCGCTTAGCGAGACCACCGCCCAGCTGCCAAGAGACCGCCCCTCCGAGTCGACCAGAAGAAGCGGCTCACCTCTGCGAGCCTCGTCTTTCAGAGCTTTCAAAGGGTCATCGGTGGAAGCTCTTTCTGCATAGGTCTCGCCTGTCACCTCGACCTCACGCGCCCTGCGCCCCATGTAGCTAAGCGTCGAAGTCCCGCCAAGCCTCTCCTGCTCGGCCCAAAGAAAGCTCTCGCTCCTTGTCAGGCGCTCAAACATGCTTCTTCCGGCGAGAAAGCGAAACGCCCCCAGCGCAAAAAGGGCCTTGTCAGTCATAGAGCCTTGCCCTCGACGTCCTGGCCTCCTCGTCTTTGACCTCGCGCAAAACCTCTTTGAGCTTGGCAGCGATCTCGGCGGTGGTGGCCCTTGGCTCTGTGACGTTGACGGTGATGGGAGCGTTTAGGATCGACTGACTCGGCCCCCGCTGAGCTGCGGCAAGAGCCAGCGGCACCGTGCCGGTTGCCTTGAAGGAGGTCATGCGGGTCATGAAGTCTGCCACCGACCTTCCGCCCGCCTGGAGGCTTTGCGTGATCTTGTCCCAGTTCTCGTAGACAAGGTAGGAGGCGCCGGCGAGCCCTGCTATGGCAAGCCCAATGCCTGAGCCAAGAAGCGCGATTTTTAGCGCGCCGACCCCCGCCGCAGCGGCCGCCATAGCTCCCGAGGCTGCCGCTCCAAAACCGATCCAGGCTCCCTTAAAGAGCGCGATAGCCCCGAGGGCTGTTGAGATCGGAATAAAAAGGGCGCCGAGTGCTGCTGCCGCGCCGCCCACCCCAAGCGCTACGCCCGAGAGAGCCTTCGTCACCCCTGGATTGGCAAGCGCCCAGTCGCGCGTTTTGTCGACAACCCCTGCCAGTCCCCCGGCAAGCCGCGCGAGGTCTGAAAGGAGAGGCTTTCCGAGGACGTTCAAAAGATCTGACAGCGAGGCCTTGAGCCTGAGCAGCGAGGTGCTCGCCGTTGCGCCCTCGAGCGTAAGCTTCTCCATGGCAGTCCCCTCAGAAAGGGTCCTGATCTCAGCCTCGCGCGCTCTGAGGGCCGACAGCCTCGAGGCTGCCCCGCTGTCGCCGCGAGCGGCCTTGACGGCGACATTCACAAGCTCGGAGATGCCGGCCAGACCTTCGCGCCCAAAAAGCTTCTCGAGGATTTTGAGCCTCTGGCCTGAGCCCATGGGAGAGAGCTTTGCGCCAAGCTCCTCCATGACCGAGATAAAAGGCCGCATGCCGCGCGTCTTGGGGTCAACGACCCGGATGCCAAGCGCCCTAAGAAGCTTGGCCTGCTCGGTCTTTGGCGTGCCGCCGACAGTGTCGTGAACCAGCGGATCAAGAAAGGCCCCCTTGAGAGCTGTGGCCGCGACCGAGCCCTTGACCCCGACGTCAGCCAGCATCGCCACCGATGCCATCACCGTCTCAAGCGGGATTTTGGCAGCGTTGGCAACCGAGCCGACGTGCTTTAGGACGTCTGCGATCTCGGTGAGGTTGGTGTCGGAGACGTCGGCTGTGTACTGGACAACGTCGCCAATGCGCGACAGCCGCGCGATCGGCAGCTCGAAGGCATGCGCAATCCCGGTGAGAAGACTCACCGACTGCTGGGGCAAGATGTCTCCGACCTTGGCGACCGCCAGCACGGCCTTGAGGTTGGCCTCGGTGATGTCTTTAAACTGAAGACCGGCAGTCCCCATCTGGATCATCGCAGAGCCAACTTCTTCGCCCGTGTAGCCAAACTGGGTCGACACCCGGGCTGCCATGCGCTCCAGCGTCGCAAGGTCTCTCTCCTGGCGGGCCTTGTCCTTGTAGTCTGGCCCCGACAAGACCCGCGAGCGCACGCGGGCCATGACGGCCTCAAGGCTCATGGCGGTTTGAAGCGGCAGCGACGCTTGGGCCAGCACCCCGCGACCAAAGCCAGAGGCAGCACCCCCGATCATGGCAAGCTCAGAGGCCCTGCTGCTCAAGCCCTCTGCCGACCTCCGCAGCCCCGACAGCCGGTCCGACTTGGCTTTGAGGCGATCAAAGACCTTCTCCTGCTCGGAAAGCCGCTCGGAGAGCCCGCGGATCGAGAGCCCAGCCTCCCGCGCCTCGCGCTTTAGGCCGCGAAGCCGGGCGGTCTTTGTCTCAAAGGCGTCTTTAAGCCGCGAGGCCGAGACTCTTGCCGCGTCAAACTCACGGGCCAGGCGCCGACTCGGCTCGCCGGCAGCCTTGATCTCGGCGGCAAGCGCCCTCACCCGCCCCTCGGCTCTTTTCCACTGCGAGTGAGCCTCAAGCGTGGCCTTGGCCTGCCCCCTCATCTGGCCAGCAAGCTTGTCGTGGCGGCGCAGCTCGTCGAGCGCCAGGCTTGCCCGCTTCAGCTCACCGCCAAGCCCGCGGGTGACCCCCGAGAGGTTTTTGAGCGGAAGCGAGAGAAGGTCCTTGGCGGCAAGGCTTACCCTTATTTTGAAATCGGCCATGTCGCCTTCAGCCTCTCAAGCGCTAGCTGGTGGTAGAGGGCAAGCTCGTCGGCCAAAAGTGAGTCGATGGCCTCGATCGTCCAGTGAAAGACAAAAGCCAGGTCGGCCTTCACCTCAAGAAGTGCCCGCCTGCCGTCTGGCAGCTCCCCTAGGGAGCAAGGCCTAAAAAACCAGCCACCTTGTCCGACACCTTTCGGTAGTCGGCAAAGTCCAGCTCCCGCACCTCGTCGGGGCTCCACTCGGCCAGGTGGCTGATCAGATGCAAGGTCTTGGCGGCCTCCGTGTCGTAGCGGTCGACCAGCTCGAGGTCTTTTACCTTGGCCCTTCTAAGCTCGATGGTGCGCACCAGCCCCCGGCCGGAAAGCTCGACGGGATAGGAAAGCTCGATTACCTCTTTTTTCATGCCCTTCATCCTCTCAGGAGGGCAGCCTTGACGGCTGCCAGTTGGTCGACGCCGTTGATGCGGCGCACCATGTTGTCGGCGTCGATCTCGACGAGCACCTCTTCGGCATGCGCGTAGCGGTAGTAGGTGCAGTAGAGACGAAACTTCATGGCCGTCGTCTCGCCGGCCTTCCAGGTGCCAAAGTCGATCTCGGTGATGACGCCCCGCATATGACAGCTCACGGGAATGGCCAGCGTATGCCGCTTGAGCGCTCCCCTGACGTGAATGGCAATGGGGCCGCCCTCTTGGAAGCCAAGCTGCTGGATTACAAAGCGGTCGTACTCGCCGAGCGTAAACTCGGCCTCGAGCTTCTCCATACCCATCTCGATGGGAATGGGCACGTCCATACCGCCGGCGCGGTAGTCTTCGACCTTGTAGGTGAGCTTTGGCAGGACGATCTCGTCGACCATGCCGGCGTAGCCGCGGCCGTCGACAAAGAGCGTAAAATGCGTGAGCTTCTGCGGAAGGTTGTTGAGCAGCGTCACGTTTTAAAAGACCTCCTTCACGTGGTCGTCCGACAGCAGCGAGCGAAAGGTGATCCGCTCGGCCGGATAGGGCGGCGTAAACTCGTAGTCAAACGTGACGTGGCCATCGGTGATCTGGGAGATCGTGTTGACCTCGGGGTCTATCCAGCAGTGGCCGCCGAGGATTGCCTCCTGGGCCTTGAGGTCG